AACTCGAACCTGCCATCAGGCGCTATGCGAAAGTCATAGCCTATGACGCCTTGCTTGTCGGCGCTCTCTGCAACATACTTGAGAATGTCCCAGACTGGCGAATCGCTGTACTCCAAATCCGTATATGTAGTATCCGTGTTTTCGACCAGTTCAGTGCTGCCACGTACATGGCTGATGCCGGCAAAATAATCCAGCATGTCTTTGACTATGGCTTCACCTTTCATGCTCTGATATGTTTTTGTGACTACTCTGCGGAATAGCCGTTCACCCCAGCAACGCCCAGACACCTTAACGTAATGTTCTTCAGGTGTCTCTTGGTAGCTGATGCTTTCTGTTCTGGTTGTGATAATTTGGGGAACATTTACGCCTCTGCCGATGCATATATAGCCGTCCTGTCCTACGCTGAGTGGATAAGGTCCGCTTGGACTGTATTTGCCGTCAAAATTCTGAAGCGTAAGCTCCCAACTGCTCACTTCTTTAGTGGCTCCTAAATGCACTGTGCAATCAACCACATCAGCCTGCGGAATCCCGACTGAGCCGAGGGCGATGGCCATTCTTGGAATACCAACGCTTGGAGCGCTCATTATTCTACACCTCTACGGTAAAGTGACTGCTCGCCAGCTCGAATGATACTCTTTGTTCTAGTTGGTGTCTGAGAAGCGGCAGAATTGTAGGCGTTGACGCTGTCTGTTGCCTTGTTCATCTGTGAAGCAAAGTACGCCATGGCGGCGGCAGCAGCAATAATCACGCCTATGCCCACGCCCGTCAAGGCGAGAAATGTTGCTTGGCTGATGTTTAGGGCGTTCTGGACGGCTGTTGCGACAGAAGTAACGGCGGCTTTGACGCTGAGGGCTCCTGTGGATGCCGTGGTGGCGCCTATCGTTGCCGTCTCGGTGGCGCCTTCAACTGCAACTGCGGCTGTGTGGCCGGTAGTTACCACCGTTAAGAAATTGTACATGCGAGCAGCCGAAGAAACAACCTGCACCATCAAAAGCATAGTCCGCATAGTCTTGCTTGTCTCGCTATCGATTAACCCGAAATCTTGAGCTAAACTCGTAAGCTGACCACCCATCTGGGCGGTTTCTCTTATGCCCCCTGCAACTGTGCGAAGACTTACTGTTGCAGATTCAGCGTGGTTCTGCATGTCGGTAAAGCTTGAACTTGCACCGCGTACGTTAGTGCCCATTTCAGTCGCGGCTACGCCAACTTGGCTAAAACTCATGGCTGCACCCGTGGAGGTTGCCCTAATGCTTTCCCCCATGCTGGCTGCGTCGGCGCTGATGTTTTCAAAAGTAGGCGATGCCTCGTTAACCATGCGGATAGTTCCGCTTATCTCGCCTAAACTCATCGGGACGCCTCCTCAACGGCACGCTGAACCGCTACGCTAAGGGCTGAGAAAAGTTGCGGTGCACATTCCTGCAGTGCCCGGGTCAAAAAGTAGCGCGGTTGAATGTGACTGGTGCCGAATTCTTGAAAAAGCGCGTAAGGCGCATGAGCGCCGACTTTGATCGCCCACTGCCCTGCCCCGATGGCGTAGATGCTCTGCATTAGTTGTCCTGTCCGAACGGGCGCCAATTGACGGGCTCGAAGTGCTATTGCTTGGGCTGTTTGCACTAAGGCGTCTTGGACATAGTCTTGCGTAGCCTTGTCCAGCTTTTCTATGCTGGCACAGAAGTCTTCTACGTCAATTTCTAAGGTGAAATCAAGGCTCAAACAAAACACCTTCACAGTAAAATTTATGAGTGAAATTAACAAAGGGGAAAAGTGGAGGGAACTCTTCTTGGGTGCCTACTACATTTGTAAACAATGTGGGTACGCTTTCCCAAAACAAGACAAACACGAGGCCATCGACCTCGATTACGAGGACAGCGCCTATGGTTTAGACGCCCACTGCCCTCAATGCGGTGCAACCATAAACCAGCTTAAGGAGCCAACAGCAAAGATTTCCGCAATACGAAACGATAAATCTCCTCAGATATTCAGAAAACAAAAATCAAGAAATTATCGAGCAATAGATAGGATGCGTCTTGGGAACCAATTTTAAGCCGCAACTCACTTAAAACTGCCCTGACGCTTGGCCTTCTCTAACTCTTCTTTTGATTGCTTATCTACTTCGCCGAGGATAACAAGGAACTCCTGCAGTTTCTTGGCTGGTTGCTGGGCGAGTTGACGAGGAGTCCAGCCGAACTCCTTGCAAAAACGAAAATCCGTGATGGAAGGGTGCGGCTTGCCACGTCTCACCGCCCTTAACAATTTTTTGTTTCTTCAAGCGAGACAACGTTAAGCCTGTTCACGACCTTGCTTAGTAGTTCCCCAAGTGAGATGGGAATTCCGTCTTCGTTTTCGCTTAGGAGTTTTTCGAGCGTGATGGGTTTGGTTTGGGGTTGTTCTTTGAGGCTTGCCCAGACCGTTTCTGCTTGGATGGCGATAAAGTCGCTGCTAACGACTTGCCCTGTCAAGGGGTGATATTTAGTGTGCTTCTGGATAATGCGGCTACGCTTAGCCCACGTTAGCTCTGTGAAAGTGTATCTTCCAGCGTATTCTTTGCCAAAGCGTTCGTCAACGTCTAAAACTTCGGTTTTCAAGTTTTTCACCTCTCCGTTTAGCTTATGATTAAGTCACGGGCGGTAAAGCTGGCTTTCAAACTTACAAGGTCCTCGACTTTTGCAGGAATGTTAACTTTGTCCCATTTGCAGTATTTGAAGAGGGCACTGTTGCTTCCGCCTAAACCAAATTTGAGGCTAAATTCGCTATCGTTTACGATGTCGTCGTATTCTTGTTTGCTTTCAAATTCGAAGGTTAGCTCTCCTAAGAGTCCTCGGTGCTTTTCCTGTAGATATTTTAGCAGGTAACCTGTGGTTCCGATGACGGGTAAAGCTTTGAGGTTGTTTTCGATTGTAAACTTCCAGTCAGTCACGCGATCCACAGCGACAAGGCTGGAACCATCCCCCGTACCTTTCTGTACATAGCTTTCGTAGAATGGCACAGCGCTCGCATAGTCGGCGTATGAGGCACCGCTTATTTTGGCAGTGCCAGGGGTCACGTTCTGCCCGATTAAGTCAACGGTAGCTTTTATGACGTCTTCGATTGAGCATTCAACGGTTATTTTGTCCATTCTGCAGCCGGTATGCAGCAAGTCAATGACGCTAGTCGGAGAAGAGAACACGCCTTTGTAGTAGATGATTTCGATGCTGGCGGAGTTCAGCGTGGAGATTAACTGCAAAAAGTTTATGGGAGCATCGGCGGGGAGGGCGTAGGATACTTTTAGGCCAACTTTCCGCAAGCCCTTGCGTAGTGAAGCAGGGTCTCTTGAGCCAACGCCTCGAACCTTAATCAGTCCCGGGTCTAAGGATGGCTCAACATTATCTGCCGTAGCCAGTCCCAGCATAAGGGGATTTGTTGGAGTTACTCCATAGTTTGATTCTTGTACATAGTAGATTTTTGTTTCATGCGCTCCATACGACATTTCTATTTTTCACCTCTATGTCACTTAAGTGACTGCGACATACTCGAAAACCCAGGTTTTCAGGGTAAACTCGGTTCGCCAAACAAACGGCTTCACATCCACTTTGTCGATGTCACGGAAGGATGCCACATCGACATACGCTAAGCTTGGAACCTTTGTGCGGTTTTCTCGGATAACGCGGTTGATTTCCAAACGCATCTTTTGGCGAATGCTCTGCCCCGACTCCCCGCTGCCTTTCTCAGTTACCCAAACGTTAACTTTTGGGGAGCCCACAATAAGACGTTGAGACGCCGAAAGCCCCAATTTGCGATCCACAACACTGCCCAAGCCAACCGTAACCTGTGCATCATAGGTTTTGAGGAGCTCCCGATCAACCCACTCCCTGGTCACCGAGACCTTACCCAATGATTCGTCAGCTTTCACTAGCCGAATATTGGTCTGCAAAAAAGCCACCAGTACCTCGACAGTGTCTACGTTGCTCATCCGCTTAGAAGCCTCCTGCAGACACTCTTGAAATACTCTACGTCGCCGTTGATGGCGAAAGGCTGCACAGTCTGCACCTCATAATCAACGCCTGAACGCCTGATCTTGTCATGCATTCGCAACGGCACAAAGCTGTAAACCGTGATGTAATCCTGCATGGCGTAGCCGACTTCGAACATGAGTTCTCCAGCATTCCCCATGGCGACTATTGCCTTAACGAATAAACCGCCAGCATAAGTAGTTCTGTCTCCAACATCCAGCAGAGGATAGAGCGTTAGGTTTTCTCCGTTGAGGGCTAAAACCCGAGTGAAGTCTGTTACTGGGTCAGTGTAGTTTAGGAATAGCTGGGCAAGCCAAGTAACGTTCGCCATTGCTTTAGCGGGCGTGATTGGGCTGTAATCGGTAAAGATTGGTCCCCAGTTCATGAACTCGTTCTGGTGCTTCTCTACGATTTGCATACTGAATGCGAGGCTTGGTTTGTCATGGGCTGCTCGGATTCGCCAGAGGATTCCGCTTGTTATGTCATCGTAGTATGTGCATGCTGGATAGCGGTTTTTAACGTCAATGTATCCGGGCCAGCAGATTGCAGGGTTATAGGCGGGGTATTCAGCAGGCGCCTTAATGCCTTGAAGGTTGGCGTAAACGGTTTTGCATGTGTCGCTCCA